AAAAAAAAAATATATAAATATATTATTTATAATAAAAAAAAAATAATAAAATATTATTATAATTATTATTATTAAAATTTACTGATAATTAAAAATATTATGTCAAAAAACAAGAAAGAAAAAGAACCAGATGTTTTTTCTTATCATGAAGCATTAGATAGATCATATATTATTACAGATATAATAGATCGAATATTGCTTGCACATCCAGTAATTAAATCACATCCAGATATTGAAAAAAAGATCCTTATTGCTCAAGAACTTATATTTGATGTTTATCAAGAACTTGGTAAATTAGAAAAGACATCATTCTCAGATTTATAAATTTTATAAAAGATGGAAATTAATAGAGCTAAAGAAATTATAATATCAATTTTACAAAATGCATTAGCAGGTAAATTAGATCCTTCAAGTAATTTTAAACCTCAAGATGTTGCAGATGCTATTGCAGTGAAAATTGACTTTGAAAAAACTTTTAATACATCTAAATATGATGAAATATTTGGAACTTTATTAGATACTATATTTTCATTAAATGTAGAAATGAAAAAAGAATTAGAGCATTTAGATGAAAATGAAAAATTATTAAAAAATTTTATATTAGGAAAACTTACTGCATACGAAGAAATTTTAAGTGTACTTAATAAATTATAAAATATGAAATATGTTGCAAATTTCTTGGCGTTATTAATTTAATATGGTATATATGTACTGTAATTTTTGTTTGTACAATAATAGGTTTATTAATTTTTGTAGCAGATGAAGATAAATATTGGTTTAAAATAGGAAAAAATATTATAGAAAATCTTAGATGAGACCTATATTTAATAATAAGCCTAATACATCATACATAATAGACGAAAAAGAGGTTTGGATATCTCGTTCAGTTGCAGTTGTAATTGTTGTATTAGCAAAGTGTAAACGTAAAATATATGTGCTTGGTGAAAAACGATCTATGAATATGATGGATGAACCAGGAAAATGGGTTGTTCCAGGAGGATACATAGATTATAATGAAGATGGATGGGATTGTTTACGTAGAGAACTTTATGAAGAAACTTCTTTTTTCATAGATAATTATAATAAACAATTATGTTTTGATAATGATCAACAACCGTTTTTTATTAAAACCGAACCAGATGAAAATCGTCAAAATATAACAATTAATTATTGTCTTGTATATAAATTCGATCATTTGCCTAAAGAAATAGAATTATATCATGATAAAGAAATTGATGAATTACAATGGATACTAATTAAAGATATAGATTTACCAAAATATAATTGGGCATTTAATCATAATCAAATAATTAAAATGGCGTTAAATAAATACAAATCACAAAAATGGCAAATTCTAATAAAAAAACTAATAAAAAAATTCCATACATTGATTATGCCTGTCAAATAGGAGAAAGAGTTTATTGGTTAAATTTATCCAATGAAAGATTTGAGGGCGTTATAATTGAATGGTTAGAAGATTCAAAAGCAATAGTAAAATTAGATGATGGTACTACTATTGAAATTCAATGTTAAATTAACAATATTTTTAAAAACATTTTTGTAGTTTGTATATATAATACTAAAAATATAATTATGGGTAATGTTGTAACACAATTATTCACAGAAAAATTTCGTCCAAAAGAACTTTCTAGTTTAATTGTTCCAAATAGAATCAAATCTGAATTATCACGAGGTTTAGTTCAAAATCTTTTATTATATGGTAGTCCAGGTACTGGTAAAACAAGTACGTTATTTATATTAGCTAAAAATCATACACATTTATATATAAATGCTCGCGAAGAAGCAAATATAGACATGGTAAGAAATAAGGTATCAAAATTTTGTTCAGTGATATCTTTAGAAGAAGGAAAAGAAAAATTAAAATGCGTTATTTTTGATGAATTTGATGGTGCTAGTAATGCATTTTTTGATGCTATAAAAGTTCCTATTGAAAAATATGCAAATATGGCGCGTTTTATTGCATCTACGAATTATATTAATAAAATTCCTGATGGTGTATTATCAAGATTCAATTGTATATCATATGATCCTATAAATGAAGAAGAAAAAGAATATCTTTTATCTGAATACAAAAAAAGAATATCTTTAATTCTTAATGCTATAAAAATATCATATACACCAGAAGTTCTTCATAAATTCGTCAATAACGAATTTCCTGATATGAGAAGACTTATGAATAAACTTCAAAGTTTTTATTTACAAGGAATTAAAGAATTAAATGAAAAAAACTTTAATATAAATTTTGATTATGAGGATCTCTATAAACTTTGTTTAGGAAAACCGGATAAACCTTATGAAAATTATAAATTTATTGTAGGCCAATATGCTTCCGAGATTGATAATGCTTTGAATGCATTAGGTGAAGATTTTATTGAATACATAAAATCAAATGCGCCAGGAAAAGTTGATCGTATTCCATTAATAATAATTGCAGTAGCTGAACATCAAGCACAAAGAACAATGGTTATTGACCCATTAATAACTCTTTTAAGTTGTGTTTATAAAATACAATTGATAATAAATTCATAATAAATTAAATAATAAAATAATCATCATGACTAAACATACACTTAACACAAAAGAACATATAGTAAGTAATAAGTGGCACAATCAAACTTTCGAAAATTTAAAAAAAGAAAAGGGTAGTAACTTTTTTTATTATATTAATATGTTAAATTTAGGAGAAGATGAACCTTTAATACTATCTCCTATTCATCATTATTATTATGATTTCGAGGATCTTAAAAATATTAAAACTATAATTCAAATTAAAGAATTGAATAAAATATCCAATCTTAAAAAATTTTTTGGTAACGTTTCTAAAATTCTTAGTCCAGGTACAAATTTTATAGGGTGTTTTAAAGATAATAAAATTTACAGAAATAATATTATAAGAAGTTTTCCAGGAATAAATTGGTTATTAAATAATTTAGGATATAAACCAAATAATTATTTATCTAGAAATAAAGTAATGACTATTTTAAATAAGTATAACTTACAAATAATTGATATTACTGAATTTGACACATTAACATATTTTTATGTAAAAAAAAGATAATATGTTAAGATTTATTTATCTTGATATCGATGGTGTTTTATCATTAGGAAGTGAAATACACCCTAAACTTACCAAATGGGATATGTACATCGATTTAATATAAAAGCTGTGTCTATTTTAAATGAAATATTAGATAAAACCAATGCTGAAATAATCATATCATCAGATTGGAAATTACATTATAAATTTGAAGATCTTAAAGAAATATTTACAGAATTTGCTCATATTAAAAAAGCTCCTATAGATATAACACCATGTCTTCCATATTCAAATACACGTTTACTTGAAGAAAATCGAGCAAAAGAAATATTGGCACATGTAGATAAAATAAAACCATATTTTTGGGTAGCTGTAGATGATTTTGACTTAAAAACATGGATACCAGAAAAACATTTTGTGCATTTGACAAGATTTATGGAAGGTATAAAACAGACAGGAAAAAAGGAAGAAATAATTAATAAACTTATATAAAAATGACAAATTTAATATTTGACCTTAACAATATTGCATATCGATCTATGTTTATCGTAGGAGGATATGGATCTAAACAATATACATTTCATTCTCAAGTTGAAATAGATCAACTTATGCGTAAAATAGCAATGGATGTATCTTTTATAGTTCGTCTTATTAATCCTTCTCGAATAATATTTGCGCTAGATGATAAATCTTGGCGACGAGATATAAAAATAGAAGAAAACGATGGATATAAAGCGCAAAGAATTAAAGCTACTCATATAAATTGGGATAATGTTTATAATGCGCTCACGGAATTTGCTGATATAATGAATAATAATGGATTTATAGTTACTAAAATAGAAGGTGCTGAAGCAGATGATGTTATTGCTCTTTGGACACAAGAATTATTAGTTAATCAACATCAAAATGTTATTATAGTATCTGGTGATGAAGATCTTCGACAGTTAGTAAGGTATTATCCACACGACGATAGTTATCATAAAATATCATATGTAACAGTTTTTAATCCTTTTATGCAAGGAAAAAATGCTACACGTAAACTTTATGTGCCTGAACATTTTAAAACATGGATAAATGAAACTGACGTTATTGATATTTTTAATATTAAAGGGTCAATTAATATTGATAAAGAAGATTTTAAAAAAATTATTAATGCAGAAAAAACTAAGATGGAAGTTGTAGATGGTGATATTATTGCTCTTCGTAAATTATTTTGTGGTGATGATGGGGATAATGTACCTTCTATATATACTTGGTTGAATGATAAAGGTGTCGAAGTTCGAATAACTAATTCTAAATTTGAAAAAATATATGAATATCTTGATAAAAATATTAAAAATAAAACATCAAAACATCTTTCAGTACTTGATTTAATTATTAATGATAATGCTATAAAAGTTTTAGAAGCTATTGAACTTGTTACAAAACAAAAACCACCTTTTAATATAAAAACAAGAATTGATAGGCAAATGAAACTTATAGTTCTTAATACACTGTTATTTCCATCTTCTATAATAGAAAAATTTAATGAAATTAAAACTAATGACCTTCAAAAACCAAGAATAAATTATTCAAATCTTAATATGAAAGAACTTTTGGAAGGAACACGCTATGTAAAAGATAGAAAAAGAGAAAATGAAGCAAGTATATTTAAAGAAATAGATAAAATTAGAGGCAACTCGTTATTTTAAAATATGGAATTATTTGATTTTATAAAAATATTGTTTACAGATCCAAAGGAATATTCTAAAATACCTGTAGGTGAAAAAAGAAAACAATTCTTTATGATACAACGAAGAATGGCTATAAATTTTCCTCTACAAGCAAATGCGTTACAACAAAATAAGATAAACCAATCTGCTGTTGTAGATTTTTGGCAAAGATTTGTACGAACGCAATATAAATATGTTCCTGGATGGATGTATACAAAAGGAGTTAAAAAATCTCAAGAATTTAAGGAAAAAAAGATAAATGTAAGTGAAAGTTTAATAACAGAATATGCTCGTTATTTTAAAATAGATAGAAAATCTATTATAGATGCATTAGAATTTTATCCAGATCAGATGACAAAACAATTAAAAGATTTTGAAAAAATTATAAATGAAAAATGATATTGATATGAAAACATTAAAAACAATTTTAGTTGCGTTTACATTTCCATTATGGATAATACCTTTTGTTATTTATTTTTTAATACGTATGATGTATGATGTGACATATGATTTTTTATATGGACATTATACTACTTAAATAAGGATTATAATTATAATGAAAGAACCTCGAGTAAAAGAATTAATTGAAAATTATCAAAAGGGTGATTTAAAACAAGTATTTGAATATTTAACTCAGCCAAATATGGTAGTTGATCCAAGTACTTGGTGTGGTAAGATATTACAATTGATAAATTCTAAAAATTATTTTACTGCTAAAACATTAATTGAGACCGTAGCTTATAAATTTATTAATTTAAAAAAATGATATATATGAGAAAATTAAAAGATAACGAAGAAAATTTGGAAGAAATAAACTATAATATACGCGATTTAAAAATTAAAGATATTATACCAAATGTTATAGATAATTTTTTGGTAACTATGATTGATGGCCATCATACTATTGTATTACCTTCTACTATAACAGGATTACAATTAAATGCATGGTTAAAACAAAGAGGGGGAGTTTTTTCAAAAGATGTATTAAATTATTCATTGGGTCAAAAATATGGACAATACATTCACATTAAAGGTAATGAACTTAATTGTATAGCAAGATTAATCACAGAAGACGAAGAATTTTCATTTAGTACTATGAAATTAATTGACGGTAAAATAAAAGATATTTCTTATATGATATTAAGACATCTTAAAGAAGATGATTTATTGACTAATACACAAAAAAATATAATAGAAAAAGATTTTTATGTAGAGGTTGATCCTATTATATTATATACATCTAAAAATAATTCTAATGAGGATGATACAGAATATCATACTGGTAGTATTTCACTTTTTAATGAATGATATATGACACCTTTAGAAAATTTCGATAAAGCAGTTTCATATATAACAAGAGAAGGAGTTCAAAATTTAGTTAATTGGATTAAAAATGAAACAGATTTTTTTACAGCGCCTGCATCTACCAATTACCATGGTAACTACGAAGGCGGATTACTTGACCATACTCTATTAGTATTAAGATTTGCTCTTCATAATTTTAACATGATAATAAGTCAAAATCCTGATTTAGAATACTTAAGAGAATCTGTTGTTATTTCTGCGTTATTTCATGATTTATGCAAAACAAATTGTTATATTAAAGAACTTAAATGGGTTAAAGATTCCGAGAATAAATGGAAATCTTACACCGGTTGGACAATTAAAGACACGTTTCCTTATGGACATGGAGAAAAAAGTGTTCTTTTAATTTCTAAATACATGAAACTTACAGATCCTGAAGCAATGGCTATCAGATGGCACATGGGTGCGACAGAACCAAGTGTAAGTATACCTAATAATCCTCAGTATTATGCATTTAATTCAGCTATAAATCATCCACTTGTGCGTTTAATTCATTGTGCGGATATGTTAGCAATGGCATTAGAAGAAACACGAAGTATAAAATTAACATAATCAACTTATTGAATTTTCAATAATGTTTAGAAATTTTTTTATTTGAATATATAGAATAAAATAATTTATATATTATGTTAGACTTATCGCAGTACAAATTTAATCTTCAGAAATCACCTACAGATCCTAGAGACTTTATGCTAGAGTCTATTTATCCTGAAAAAATTGATCTTCCTACAAAATGGGATTTAAGAAAAGATATGAGACCTGTAAGAGACCAAGGAAATCAAGGAACGTGTTCAGCACAAACTGCAAGTGCTTTAAAAGAATGGCAAGAATATAACGATGTGGCGTTTAAAGAATATATGTCTCCACAATTTATATATAATTTAAGACCAAATCAAGATTCAGAAGGAATGTATCCCAGAGATACAATGGAAATTCTCTATAAAATAGGTATTGTACCAGAAAAAGATTATCCATATAATACATTTAGTGCTATCACGGATGAATTGATAAAAAAAGCTGCAAAATATAAAATACAAGGATACGCCGCAATAAATACTTTAGATTGTTTGAAAAAGGCATTATTTATGAACGGTCCATGTTATATTGCATTTCCTGTTTATAATCCTGAAAAAATGGAATTTTGGAAACCAGAATATACAGGGCAACAAATGTTAGGAGGACATGCAGTAGCAGGTGTTGGTTACCTTGAAGATTGTTTTATAATTAGAAACTCTTGGAGTTATGAATGGGGAGATCAAGGTTATACATATTATCCATTTGGACAATTTGGTATGCATTGGGAAATTTGGACAGCAATTGATGCGGATTCTAATCTAGAAAATTTAACTAAAAAGGCTACCAAATATATGAATAGAAGAAAAAAAGTTAGAAAATAGTGAACCCTATAGATAATAACTTAAAAACACAATATATTCTTCGTTTAATTGATATTAATAAAAATTATACAAGTGAATACAAAGAATACCTTGAAAGTTTAAGCGAAGAAAAATTAGAGCAAATTATAAGTTATTATTATTTATATGATATTAAAGAGAGTTGTATTAAAATTATTAAAAAATTTAATAAATAATAAAAATAAATACAAATGAATTCACAACAACATTTTTTTCAAGCATTTTTTGGACCACAACAACAGCAAATCCAACAACAAATTCCTGAATATATAATTCATAATGATATTGTTTTAGAAATTGTAAATAATTGGTGTGATGTAAAAAGTTTTATGAATAAATACAAAGAAGGAAAAATAACACAAGTAGATCAAATGCAACAAACATGGGTTAATTTTTTATTACCAAGAAATATAGATGTAACTATTTATGAAAATGAACAGGAATTTTTAAACAAATATTGGATTATTCCTTAATAATTAAAAATAAAAATTATAAAAATGAAAAATTCATTTGTGCCTGTAAAAAAGATTTTAAAAATTATAAATCAATGTCAAGATGAACAAGAAATTCAAAAATGTAAAATTTTAATACATAAATACATTAAATCGACTAAAAAAGAAGGTTTAGTAAATATAAATGATCTGGCTAATAGGTTAAATGAAGAATTAATACAAAGACAAGAAGCATTATATCTAGTAAAATTATTTGATAAAAATATATAATAACATTTAAAATATTTTTAAAACTTTTTTGCACTAAGTATATATAAATTTAAAAAATAATGTAGATATATAAATTACTAAAAATTAATTATGATGACACGTAACTATACATATTTGTCTTTATGTCAACTCCCACAACAAAATTGTGAACAATTACCGTTTTATTTTCAAGATAGCGGGGGGTTTGTGTAGAGTATAGTGAAATGTCATTTATATATACTCCTTCTTAACCCTCCGGACAATAAACGGAGGGTTTTTTATTAAAGGAAAAATGTTCTTTAAAAAAATGAAAAAAAATTTTATTTTTCGAAATTTATTGTTATATTTACCCATATAATATCTAAAAATGAAAGATATAAAATATCATAAATTAGAAAGAAATGAAGATTCTTTGAAAGAATTAGATTACATTTCAGAATGTTTAAAAGATGCTGGTGCATACGGATTAACTGCAGAAGTAGTTACATATGCATTGAAAGCATTGAAAGCACACCCTGAAATATCCATTCAAGAAACAATGGAAAGAGGAATGGAAGAATGGGACGTATAAGAATTGTTTAAATAAATATTGTTCTTTGACATATTGGTATATGGCCGCTACGCCAAATGGATATTGACAGCAGTCTGCAAAACTGTGGTAGAGGGTTCGATTCCCTCAGCGGCCTCATAACTGTTACAAAACTCGATAAGCTCAGCTGTGGTACATCAACGATCCGCAATCCGCGGTGGTAGTGCAAAATGTCAAACCGACACACTTCGATGGGAAAAAGGGCTCGTAGTACCTGCAGAAAAGATGATGTAATCAGGAGCCCTGAGTAACAGTATTTATTGTCCTCTAGTGTAACGGTAAACACATTGGTTTCTTGGAACCAAAAATTCAGATTCGAATTCTGATAGGACAACATATAAATTTTAACATATGTTAGAATTTTATGTTAAAAGTTGTTTTAAGAGAAAAAATACTGCCTCATAGTATAAAGGTTATTACGTGGGACTTTGGATCCTAAAATTTGCGTTCGAATCGCAATGAGGCAACAAAACTTGGTGTACATGCTTGTACTCAAATCGGATTCAAATCACGAACCAAGTTTACGGAGCAGTGGTGTAAGTGGTCGGTCACGTATGTCTGAAGAACATAAGGTATTGTTTCGATACAATCTGCTCCACAAATTACCCAAGTAGAGGAACTGGAAAACTCGCCTGCCTTAGGAGCAGGTGCTCTATGAGCATTGTGGGTTCGACTCCCACCTTGGGTACAAGTAGTAGTAAAAGATAGCGTTACTTCGTGTGTAATGGTACACAAAACTATGCAAAAGTTTTCTTACGGTTCGAATCCGTCTTAAACGCATCTTAAATTTCTCTACTTAATGCTCAGGTGTTGGAATTGGTAGACAACCGGGACTTAAAATCCCGTGGTCCGTAGGGCCGTGAGGGTTCGATCCCCTTCCTGAGCACAATATGACTCAGTGGTGAAATTAAACACGATGAACCCGGACGCGGGTTATGCGCCTTAGGCGTATGCAGGTAAGCTTAAGTAAATCCTGCCTGAGTTACCTGCTCTTGTGGCGCAACTGGAGAGACGCAACAGTCTAAGAAACTGTCCTTAATTGGATATCGGTTCGAATCCGATCAAGAGCACAAATAATCGGATAGTTCGGGAGCCCGGTCACCCGGCCTGCTTTGGGAGCAGGATTATTCGCAGGTTCGAATCCTGCCTATCCGACTAAATATAAAATGCCGTCGTTGAGCAATTGGTTAGCTCGTCGGTCTGTAAAACCGATCCCATTGGGTGTGAAGGTTCGAGTCCTTCCGGCGGCACAAAAATAAAAATAAAATGATTACTGTTGTTAAAAACTGTGGCACATGTGTCTATGAACAAAACGTAAGTGTATGTCAAAAGTATTGTAAGTTATATGTTTATCACGAATTTAAATGTGATTACTGTAAATACAAACTTATTGATAAGGAAAGGTTTTATGAAATGGAGAATGATGATGGATCACAAAATTGTTGTGGAGGTCATTTTGAATTTAACACCATGTTATTTGAAAATAATTAATAGATAAATGTTATCTTTGTATATACATTTATTATATAATACAAAGATAACAAATATCTAAAAAACATTTTAAAATTTAAAATATGCTCGGTTCGTATAATGGCTAGTACGCAGGGTTTTCATCTCTGTAATAGGAGTTCGATTCTCCTACCGAGTACAACAATCACCATAATGATAAAAGTTCAAATTTCTTCATGAATATATAAAATAAAACAATGGAATATATTTGTGAAAATTGTAGAAAAAAACATGAGGGCTTTTATGGTTCAGGACGATTTTGTTCCTCTAAATGTGCAAGAGGATTTAGCACAAAGGCGAAACGTTCTTTAATAAATGCAATTGTAAGTAAAAAATTAAAAGATAAAATTAATGCCGCAGAATTATTCGGAAGTATGAAATTAAAATTACCTGATATAATTTGTCCTACGTGTAAAACATCTTTTCACCCCCGAAATTACAAAAGTGTATATTGTTCTCGAAAATGTAAAGATACAAATCCAGAATTAACACAACAAATTATTAATAAAACAAAATTAAAATGTGGAGGATATCGTGAAGGTTCAGGACGAGGCAAGAAAACTTGGTATATAAGTCATATTGCAGGTAAGGTTTATCTTCAAAGTAGTTGGGAATTAGCTTACGCAAAATATCTTGATAAAGAAAACATCGAATGGAAACGAAACAATAAAAGGTTTTATTACAACGACGGAAAAAAACAACGATATTATATTCCTGATTTCTATTTAGTAAAAGAAGATTTATTTATTGAAATAAAAGGTTTTAAAACTAAATTAGATGAATTAAAATGGAAAGATTTTAAAAATCTTAAAGTTTTGTATCAATCAGATTTAAAACAATTAAATGTGTTTTAAAACAAATAAATGATGGCAGAATGTCGTAAAAAACTTTTTCTTACATATAATAATTAACTAAAATAAAGAATAAAAAAATGAAAAAAATGTTTTATGTATTTGCTATTATTATAGCATTAGCTATTACTGCTTGTGGTACAAAAAAGACTGCTACAAAAGAAAAATTAACCGATTCAATAACAGTTGATTCTATGGGTCAAATAAAAATATATGATAATATAATAGATACAACCACAGTTAAATAGCAAAATAAAAGTATATGGCATTTATTATAAATAAAATAAATTTATAGAAAATGCCTATATGGCCGAATGGTGGAATGGTAAGACACACTTGTCTCAAAAGCAAGCGCTTAAAAAGCATGAGAGTTCGACTCTCTCTTCGGCTACAAGATTTATTTTTTATTATTCACTTTAATACATTAACAAAATGATCTTAATTATTGAAATTGTTCTTACAGTTTTTGCATGGCGTAAAGGATGGAAATGGCTAGCTTTATTACCTGTAGGTATAGCTATGTTGATAGCTTTTATAGCAGGATATATGGTAGGATTATCTGGCGGAAATGTCTCGGAAGTATCTAATAATGCAATTGTATTGGATATTTCAGCTATTATAGCATTAATTATTATGTTAATTAAAGCACCAAAAAGTAATAAACCATTAAACAATTCAGCAGATGTCAAAACACAAGTCTAAACATTATTGGAATTATCGTATTGTAACTAAACTAATTCCAGGACCAATGGGTCATGATTTAGATAAAGGAACGACGAAAAAATTACCCGATACACGAGTTTTTTCAATTGTAGAAGTTTTTTATACAGATGGTAAACCGGATTCTTATATAGAATCAAAATCTATCTTATCTGAATGTGAATCTGTAAAAGACTTAAAATGGATTCGTAAAAAAATTAAAAAAGCTTTTAAGAAACCTATTCTTGATTTAGATAATTGGCCTAAAAAATATTATCCTAAACAAGTATTAGTGACAAATGATATATATAGTTGAATAAAAAATAAAAGGCTATATAATATGAGTATTAAACAAGTAGAAAAAGAAGGATATTTAGGAAAGGAAATTTATATAGAAGATCCTCAATTTGGAGGATATACTGCATATTTTGAAGATTTTCCAAAAATAGTTGTTCAAGGAGAAGACATTGATGAAGCAAGAATAAATCTTTGGAATGCAATGTATGACGTATTAAAAAGTTTTTTTAATAAATAAATTTAAAAAGTTATTAAGAAGTTTATTTTTAATGTTAAAATATGATTAATAAAATTAAAAAGTATGAAATAGGTAAATAGAAATAGAAGTCCATGATCATTACACTTTTTGTGTAACTTAAAATATGTAATCAAATTAATAAACTAAAATAAATTAAAGATCATGGAAACAACATTTAATAAACTTATAATTAAATCATTAAAAGCTGATATT